ATGGATCCAGCCACACTCGCGACTACGGCGCTGACAATTCTGACTCCATTCGCGAAAGGCGCCGGAAACGAGCTGATGAAAGCAGTGGGCGAGAATACTGCCCACAGAGTGAGGGATCTATTCGCGTGGTTGAAGCAACGTTTTGCTGGTGACCCGGTCGCCGCTAAGGACCTTTCACGCTTCGAAGCCGCACCGGACAAGTTCGAACCAGCCCTACTGGGCACTATCCAAGAGAAAGCGGAACAGGACCCGGAATTTGCAGCAGAATTGAAGAACCGCATCGACGAAGTGGGCCCCATGATCGCAGTATTTCAGGAATTCAAGAAGGGGAAGGATGTAACGGGAGTGGAAGCTGGCGACATCCGGTCGGGCAAAGTAAGTGTCAGGCAGAAGGCGGATGAGGCGGAGGGAATGACCGGGTTTCGCGCGAAAACAGTTGGCTGAGGAGGATTTAGTGTCATCTGCTCTGGGGATCGTCAGCGGCGAGCCGGACGATCTCTTCTTCAGCGATATTGTCGCCTCCTATCGCAACGCGCCGCGCTTTCAGCCTCGCGACTGGCTCGCGAGGAGATTGAACGCTCACCTCGACGAACCTGCGTGCCGCTTTGTCCTACTCGTTGCTGAGCCCGGCGCCGGGAAGAGCACGTTCATCGCCAACCTTGCCTCGGTCCACCGTGATTGGCCCGTTTTCTTCATTCGTCGTGACCAACGCTCCTCGATCGGGGAGGTAAGCACGCGCTCGGTCCTGCTTCGGATTGGGCTCGAACTCGCGGCGCTCCATCCTGAGCTTTTTGAGCTCGACCAGGTTCGTGTCGAAGTGGAACAGCGCATTGGCGAGACTCGCGCCGAAGTGGTCGGCGCGGAGATCGAACGTATTCGGGCATCACCCTTCCACCAAACCGTGCTGCGGATCAGGCAGGAGATCCAGCAGTCTGGCGGGTCGGTGGCAGGCTTGCGCATCAAGGAGTGGATTGCCGATCCCCGCCTCATGGGCATCGAGGACCTCCAGGAGCTTGCCCTCTTTCGCCCCGCCCGCATACTCAACCGACTCCGGCCTGAGAAAGTCATCGTGGTGCTCATAGATGCGCTCGACGAAGTCCGGCACCACGATCAGGAGCAGAACGTCATCGAGTGGCTCGCCAACTGCCCGCCTTTACCCGAGAACGTTCGTATGGTCCTGACATCGCGGCCGTCGCGGGATCTTGCGTTATTCCAGGAAAAGCGGCGAGACTCTCTTGCGCTGCTCCCCATCCTGCCGGACGATCCCGACGTCCAGGCCGATACCGAGATCTATGCGCATGCCCTGCTCAATCCCGTCGAGATTTCCACCGCCCTGCTAAACGCCGGACGCAGTCCCGACGCTTTTGTGGTCGAACTTGTCGCCAAAGCGGATGGCAACATCGGGTACCTAGCTGCACTCGGCCGCGCTTTCGATCAGGCCCTGGCAAGTACCGAACGCCAATCCCTGCTCAAAGGCCTGCTCGGCCTTGAACGTCTCCCAGACGACCTTGCCGGTTTGTTCGCCTTCTTCCTGCATTCGATTCAGAATGGTCCTGGACGCAAGGATGTTAAGGTTTCTGACAGCACTGGACGCGCCGGTCTCGTTCAGGCATGGGCTGAGACGTATCATCCGATCCTCGCAGTCCTCGCCGTGGCAGTCGAACCACTCACGTTGGACCAGATTCACGCCCTTACGGGCACGCTAGCAGACAGAACCCAAGTCGCACAAACGCTGGAATGGCTCGACCAGTTTCTCGACCGAGTCGGCAATACGTATCGCCTCTATCACAACACTCTGGGCGAGTTCCTCACGGCACAGACCACTCTTACAAATGCCCAAACCAGCGATCTTTACGTAGATGCCAGAGCCGAGAACCGGCGTTTAGCGGATCTCCTTGCGCGTGAGGCACCAGACGTTATCTGGCAGGACTCCCCGGACCTCCGCGAACAGGGCCGCCGCGACTACGCACGCCGCCACTACATCAAGCACCTGTACCTTGGCAATGACTGGGACCGAGTGTATAGCACCATCGATGAAGGGCGATACGGACAGGGCAAGCTGCGTTTTGATCGCAGCAGTTTTCTGTATTCCCAGGACTTGGATCTTGCGATTCACGCAGTCACCCGAGAGGAACCAGTAGGCAAAGGGTTGCGGCTAGGACGCCTCTCGCGGCTCTGGCGCTACAAGCTACTCCACAATACGCTATCGAGCTACGCGGACGACTTTCCTCCCTCTTCGTACCGTGCCTTGGCGCTCGCAAAGGGCCACCGAGACGCGGCTGACCTGGCTGAGCTGATCAGCGCCGCCCCGCAGCAGGCGCTCGCGTTTAGCGAAATCTCCGCGGCGCTCGCCGCCCCCGAACAGAGCGAACAGGCAGCCACTCTTCTGCGGCGAGCCTATGAAATCGGTTTGCGCATCGAGCAAGCTGACCAACGTCGCGCGATCTTGCGGAGGCTACTCGATGTCAGCGGTCGCTTCTTCGGCGTGGCTTTCCGGCCTGGAGAACGCGTGCGGAAGGCCGCTGTCGCGCTTGCCTTCAGCTTCCAGGACGCGGTTGAACGCGCCGAAGCCTTGGCATCGGTATGCCGTCTTTTGCAACAGGCAGGCCAGACCGGTCAGGCCGCGGCGTTGCGCACGGAGGTTCGGGACTTGGCATTCACTCCGACAGACAGGGAACCGGCCGCTTTGCTCCTGGGCACTCACAGTACGCTCTGCGCCGACTTGGGCGATTTCTTTGAGGCGTACTCTGCGGCGAGGAAGATAGTGTACCTCGGCAATCGTTTAGATGCGCTGGTCCACCTGATCGGCTGCCAGCATCGGACTGGAGCTCACCGCGCTGCGGAGGGCGTGCTCGCGAGAGTTGAAGAGATTGCGGTCGCGGCTCCGCCAGGCACCTTTCGAGCACGCGCCCTTATCGCACTCGCGCAGGCTCGGCTGGCTAGTGGTCGCGCAACACAAGCTCCGCCTCTACTGGCCGAAGCACTCAACGAGCCGCGTTCGAATTCCGATGTTGAAGAAATCAAAGCGCTCCTCGCGATCGCCCGAGGCTTTCGGGAAGCGGGTGCGCCCCTGGACTTCGCCAATGCCGTTCGAATCGTGTGGGAGAGCGCATTAGCGCATATCTCACACTCCGATCAGACCTATACCATGAACGTGGTCGCACAGGAAGCGGCCCTCGGTTTGGCCAGATTGCAGCAATACGACCAGGCGCTCGACATCGCTGGTAAACTGCACGACTACGAACGGGGAAGCATTCTGCAAGCGGTGGGCGATGGCTTTGCTTCACAAGGTCAATGGGACCGCGCACTAGCCGCGGCCGAGCAGATCCGCCAAGCTCGCTCCGGCCCTGTCTGGACCTCTCGCAGTCGGGACCCCATCGAGAACTACTGGGAAGATTCTCAGCTACTTATCTCCATCTCCACGGCTCTCTCTCGTGATCAGCAGGCGGATCGGGCCCTGGAAGTCGCTGAACGCATCGCGGAAGCTAAAGCACGCCTTGACGCGCTCAGCCGGATCGCCGTCCTTCAGTTTGAGACGGGCTCTCCAGATCGTGCTCGCAGTTTGGTCGCCCGTATGGAGCATGAGGTTCGCCTCGGCTACCTGGCGGCCGGCCGTGACGATGCGCTGAGCAGTGTTGTAAAGCTCCTGATCCTCGGAGAGCAGCATCCGCGGGCGCGTGAGATTGCGCGCTCGATCCAATCGCCGAGCGAGCGCGCCCGCGCCCAGTCCACTGTGATTGAGAGCCTCATAGCGGCGGGCGACATTACTGACCCGGAGCAGGTTCTGGAGGAAACAGCGTTTGCACGCGTTCGCGGCGAGTGTCTGCTGTCGTTGGCAAAGAAAATGAAGGCTACCGCCATCGACAACAGTATCGTCATCCGGACGCTAATATCGGCACGCGAACACGTCAACCAGGAAAAGAATCTGACTCAGCGCGCAGAGTCACTTCGTTCCATTGCTGTGGCGTTTGCAGAACTCTGTACCGGGGCGGTGAATCATGCTCTCGACACGGCAATGGCCGTGGTCGATGCGCTGAACGCCGCACCTCGGTTCGGCTTCGTACCCACACCGTGGTGCGATACGGCTGTGACTTTCGCCAAGCTTGGCCACTGGAATATAGCGATGCAGATCGCGAATAGCCTGATCGCACACGATGTATTCGACGGTTCAAGCGCCTTGCTTGCCTTGGCCGGGCAAGCCCGGAAGGACTGTGATCGAAGCGGGGCCGAGGCTCTGCTCGTTCAGGCAAGGCGCCATGCACCCCACATCCATGTGAGCATGCAGTCGGACGTGCTGGCGAAAGTGGCAAAGGAGTACGCGCTTCTCGGTAAGCCTAACGAGGCAACGAAGGACGAGTTCCTTATGTCCAAGGTCGGTCAGGGCCCCATCGCGGTAGGCTTAGCCGAGTCTGGGAGAATTGAGGAGGCCGCCGCACGGATCGAGGCAGCCGGTACGAACCTTTCCGATTTTGCACGGAGCTCTCTGATAGATGCGTTCGTGAATGCAGGCGACCTCACCCGAGCGCTATCTACAGCGCAGTCGATGCATGACGGATCCACGAGAGCGGAGAAGTTGGTGTCGATCGCCTCAAGGTTTGTGCGATCAGGACAGCCGGATGAGGCGCATCGTATGATCTCAGCGGCGATGGCTCCCACCAAATTCTACAGTTCATTTTCGCGAACAAGCTTTCTCAAGGGCGTGATCACGGTCTTGACGGACGCTGGCGATTCCGCAGGTGCGGCGCGCATTGTCGAACAGGAGTGGTTGATGGCTTCAAGTCGGTCCGACCTGCTTTATCTAGTTCCAGTTGTCGCCCCGCTCATTCCGCAGCAGCCTGACATCGCGGTTGAAATCGCCTCATCTTTCGACTGGGTGGAGCACAACGTTCTGGCTGTGTAGTTCGCACGGTCGCCGCGCTGCCGATAAAGGTCCACAGGTTTGGAGCCGCTCACGCGCGCTCGATTCTGCCGAGGCGCCTCCAGAAACAGTGCTTCGATCACAGGCTCAAGCCAACGCCGGTCGGCGGTGACTCCATACGAGTCCCAGGTCTGGACCGCCGCCTTGATGCGAGCGATCTCCATATCGGTGAACTCGAATTCCTCTGCCGGGATCGACAGCGCGGGATTCCACAAAACGCGCTCCTGGCCACCGATCATCTGTCGTTTCAGTTCGACGGTCTTGTCTTCTCCGGCGTCAAACGCGATGCGATCCTGAGTGGCCCACATCGCGCGAACAGACCCCAGGTCTGCCCGAGCAGATTCAAACACTGGTGGGATAGGCGCTTGGGGCACGCGCCGACCGGGCCTCAATAGATGAACGATCGGTCGTCGGTTGTGGGCAACGGCACCGGCCAACCGAATAAGCAGGAGGTGGTCGTACGCCCAGAGTTTGATGGCCGGTAGCCCCAGGCGGCTGGCGTTGACGAATTCCCGTAGCCACGGCCAAGTGCCGTAGTAGAGGCCCATCAGGTAACGACAATGCGCCTGGTCCCAGGCGAGTTCTTTCCATGGGTATTCCGCGCACCGGGTCGCCTGGTCGAGGTTGTGGTTGATGCTCGGATACTGGTAGCCCTCGATCAGGGAACGTGTCGAAGCCCGAGCCGGCGCGCGTGATCCACTGCGTCGGCAGGTTGATGTACCGCAGCAGCTCGCGGGTATCTGGGTCGTTTACGTCCATCGGCCACAGCAGTTCGAAGAGGGCCGAGGGGCACTGCGACAGAATGTAACTCTGGATCGCGGCCACGTAGTTATACAGGCGGCTCCGAAGGAAGTTCGCATCGGCGTATCCGTTGGCCACCGGATCGTCGTTCGGCGTGTGGAAGGTCGCCAGCGCGCGGCCGAGGGCCGACTGCACAGCGGCCTTCGTGTCGGCGTCATAGAACGCCATCCCAGCCGAGTTCGCCTGGAACCACCAGAGGATTTCGCCGAACTGGAGCTTGGGCACCAGCCCCGCCGCGAGCATCAGGCCCGCCATGGCAGCGTGCGCCTGCGCCATGTAGCTCTGCGGCCCCGGACTGAACGCAATTTGGGAACTGTTCAGCGTGCCGAAGCCGGTGACGGTCTCAACTGCCGTGCCATCCGGAAACCGCTGCACCCACACCGACGACGGGGGATTATCGGGAGGATTTACCAGTTCCTGCGAAAACGAGCAGACGGCGCTCATGCCGTTCGCTTTAAGCAGGTTGAAGAAATCCGCGTTCCAGTCGCGGAACGCCCTGTTGAGCACCGGCGTCTGTGTCGGATCAATCAGCCACTTCACGCCGTACGTGCCACCCTGCAAGTCGCCAGTCACAGTAGCGTTGCCACTGCCGGTGTTCGACGCTGGCAACTCGGTGTACACGTGAAATTGCCAAACGCTGGAAAACGAGTGTGAAGTGATCGTGAGGACGCTGCCGGTGACCGTTGGCCCAGACGCCGTCGAAGATTGCATTGACAAAGTTCGCGAAGTGCCGGGCGATCGTGTTGCTGTGGTCCTGCCCGCCGAACACCGTCTTGCCGATAGCGGAGCCGCCAACGTGCAGCCAGACGACGTCCTGATCGTTCCAGTTGCCTGAGAATGTGACCATGCATTGCGGGTAGGACAGATTTGACGCCACCGCTTGCTTCCACCAGAAGACGCCGCAATAGTGGTCGATCTCGCCCAGCAGGCCGAGCTTCTGAATGTTCCACACCAGCCGCTCCGGCGACAGCTTGTACGTGTTGTCCGTGTCGAAGTCGGTCGCGGCGCCGACGGTGGTGGTGGTCACGGTTGGGCTTGGAACGACGGTCGCCACCGCGCATTCGAGGAAATCGAAATAGAAATACCAGCCCAAGCTCGACGCGTTCTTATTGCCAGAGATCGTGATCACGACCTCGTGCTGTCCGGCAGCGACGCCGGAAAAGAGCAAGCGACGCGTCTGCGAAGTGGTCGCGGTGGGATAGTAGCAGTCGAGCGTCACCGGCGCGCCGCCATCGAGCGCCGCGTTTACGATGCCGCAGTTGGTGTCGAGCCGTGTGCCAACGTAAATGTTGTGGGTAGATTGGCAATGCGTCTGGATGGTGACGCTGGTGCCGGCGGCCGCCGCCCGGATCGCGCGTCCCTGGCTCCAGAAAGCGAATGCGCCGTTCACGGGATCGTTGCCGGGAGCGGCTTCCCAATATCCAGACGTGCTCACCCAGGTGCTGTCTTCTTCGATGCGAACCGAGCCGGGACCAGCAACCTTGAGCGGCCTCTTGCCCGCGGAATCGGTCACGGTCCAGTTGGTGACGACCATCTGCCACTCGGTGGGCTGGTATGCCTGGCTGTTCGGCAAGGCGGGTGCGATGGTCCACCAGACCTTGTCCACGTTGCTCCAGCCGAGTGCCGTGAAGTCGATGTGAACGTGCCACGAGATGTTGTCCGATGAGCCGCCAGACAGGTTCCAGTTGCTCGCGGTGAAGTAAACTCGGGTGCTGCTGGTGTTGTCCGTCTGGTAGAACGCGACCATGTTGCCGTCGGCTCCCGGTGCGGCCGTAATGACCAACTGGTTCGGCAACACTACGGCGGCGGTGATCACGACCGGACCGTTTTGCACCCAATTGACGGCGTTGATCTGCTGCGCAATCGACTGAAGGATCGAACCAGCCGTCGTCTGGGTCAGCGTGTCGGGTGCTGATCCGTCCGAACTCGAAACCGCCACCGGCCCGGCGACGCCGGCCTTCAACGTGACGAAGATCTCGTTGCCATAAGTGCCGCCGGTGGTGGCCGTGCAGTTGGGATCGGAAGCGTTGATCTGCGCCGCAATGTTGGCGGCGATACCCGCGCTGTTGAGCGAATTTTCGAGGCACGAGTACGTGGCCGAGCCGATGGTGACCCAGTGGTTGTAGGCCGCGTTGCCTTGCCACCACATGGCCTGATCTGTGGTGGGGTGCGAGGCCGAGATTGCCGGGCTGACGAAGGACTGGTTCTGATACCAGAGCGTGACCTTGTCGCCAGACTGCGGATTGTTCAGGTTCAGCGTGTAGGTGGCCGACGCGCCGGTGCGGCCTGTGGTGTTGCAGGTGACCGTGATGCCCGGCGTGCCGAACCAGGGCGCGCGCTGGCCGACGCCGTTGACGGAATAGTCGAGCGTGTTCCAGTCGGTCCAGGCATTCTTAATCGATTCCCAAGACTGGATGCCCTCCCAGGTAATATCGAAGTCGAGGGTCAGCCCGGTGAGGTCGCCGCCTGGAAGATAGGAGAAGCGCGGATGACCGAACGGATCGTCCTTCTGGAAAAGGACCAGCACGGCGAAATCGGCCAGGTCGCGGAAGACGCCGGAGACGGTGAATCCGGCGTCCGAAGCACCCCAGAGCGCGGCCGCCGCCCCGTAGTCGTCGAAGCCCTGGAGGTGGAGCGTGCGGTGAGGTTGGAGCTTATAGATCGGGTCCATCTAGGTGATCATCGTGGGCGACCGCGAACCACAAACCGGTGTTCCACGAATGTTCTCCGGCCTGGATTGCATGGGAATCTGCTGTCGATCCCTGAGGCCTAACGGTCCATCCGGTATCTTACCCGCAGGTCGCTGTTGCGATAATTATCTAACTGCTCTAATCGCAAGAGGTTGCTCTTATGAAGGGTTGGACTGGCGTACTGCACCAAGGCTCCATGCTGGAACTACCGAAGAGGGAACTACTCTTATTCGATCGTCTTGCAGTCATTGGCCTTGAGGATCTTCTGCATCTTCACCGCAACTTCGTGCACGGTGACCCCAACGTCGCCGACCAATTAGAGTGGCTCGAAGCGCAGGATCTACTTGAGCGCGTCGAACCACCGCCCCCGTCATTCTACGAATGCGAGGAACATCGCCGAGACTATTTCTTGCTGGGCGCTTTGTGTAGGTTTCAAGAGGAACTTTTTGACGCGGCTGGTGGACCCTGGCTAGATGCGGGAGACGGGGCCCTATTCAGGTATCCGGAGCCCGGAGGAGGTGAAAAACTTTGGCTGAGTCAAAAGATTCAGTCGCTCAGGTTGGCCCTCGTCGCTCGCTTCACGGCTGACTATTTACGGTCAACTGGAATTGCCGACGCAGTTTCGGCGGCACCGATGCCGGACGTTTGGGATGATGTGCAGCCCGTTGCCGCCAGCGTTCTTGGAGATCGAAAGCTCGCGGACGCGAAACATTCTGACGTGGCGGAGGTGGTGCTTAGGGCAATGCCTTTACCAGGGGAAACAGCGTCGATCGAGGCAATCCTCGATTTCAAGTCGGACTCCGATTGCAGACAATCGCTCATTGGGCTGCGCTTGTGGATGCGTGATGTGGCACGCCTGGATCTCCCAACACGCGAAATTGAGGAAAAACTTCAGTGGCTGTTGGGCTTGTATGAGAGACACCTGCAGCGCCACAGACTTCAATACGATCGCGGAATTATCGAGTCGGTGTGTACCACGACCCTGGAGTTTGCCGAGAACCTTGTCAAGATCAACTGGAGTAACGCCGCAAAATCCCTCTTTGCCGTGCGCCGCCGCAAGCTCGCCCTTCTTGAGAGCGAGGCGGCCGCGCCGGGTAGAGAAATAGCCTACGTCGCAAGAGCGAGCGAACGATTTCGACAGGATTCAGCTTAATGAGAGTTCATTCAAGGTGAAAGTCTCGCCTCCATCCAGCAAGGTCATTCAGCAACTCCCGCTGCAGCCCACTTTCCACAATCTTTCGCTGCCGCACGTTGAGGCATGACAAGGAAGTCAGGCCATGTAGCTTGCTGTTGGTTATAAGGACGTCTCCCGGCCAAGCGTTCCGTTCAGGGGGCCGGCACGCAGGAACCTTGGGATGTGGTGTTCCCTGGAGCCCCAACATAACGTAGATATACTGAGAAACCGCGAGATCACCGTAGATAGTCTGCGGACTCTCGTTTTTCTCGACTCCTACGCACGCCAGAAGGAAATGGCTCTCTGCCCGATAAAGCCAAGCTGTGTCCCGTCCAGTGTCGAGGAGTTCGTTGGCATAATTCCTGGCGTCTTTAAGGTCTTCCGCGCCGCCTTCATCAAGCAGAATCCCAGAGCCGATCACCTTCGCTGTGTCAAAACTGTACCCGAGGCCGTCACAAGTTTCTAGTGCACGAACTACATCCGCACGCTTGCGATCAGACTGCTGTGCCCTCCTGAGTGCATAGTACGGCTCAAGTCGTTCTGCGCGTTCGGACCTAGGCTTCGGACGCTGGGCCACCGCACGATCGTAGTATTGGCGGGAGCGCTTCCATTGGTGCCTGTTGGCTGCGTCATTGGAACGCACCAATAGAAGCTCGGGGTACCCTGGCTCTTCGGGAGACTCAGCGGTGAAGGGCAACACGTATCGAAATCCTGCCCCGGAGGCAATCTGGCGTTCCAGGGTCTGCCAGTACTCATCCATCCGAGCATCGCTCCTAAGATGCTTCTTGATTCGTTCCTTGACGATCGCAGAGTGGCCGTATAAGCCACGATCGTGAAACTGCTTTGCCAAGTGGTCATGTCGTTCAAGGTTAAACGGGCCGCGGTCCAACTGACTCAAGAAGGTAGCGCTCGCGTCGGAGATGCTCTGTAAGTCCAAGCCCTTCGGGTGGTGCTGATGGCACGGCCAGGCGTGAACCGGTATCGTCCATCGGCGGGGAAAAGAGACTCCGTGCTGTTCCAGTTCATCCAGGTAATCCATAGGAAGCTGATGATGGTTCTGAAGCGCCTGGCGCTGGTTTTGACGGCCGACGGGCCTGTGGATGTAGTCCAGGCAATTTGCGCACCACAGCCCACGGTCTTTGGCGTGATGGTCCGCTAATGTCAAGGGCCACAGCTTCTCCGGTGGGTGTGACACGGCTATTCCCCACGCGAGAGATTAGCAGATTCGATTTGGGACCGTGGCCGGGCTTCGTCGCGGATCGAATTACGCATAAATGAACACCGAAAGATCCGCGCCCGGAAACGTGCTGCCTACCGCGGTAATGCCGATGGAGACCGCTGTGTTCGCAGGGATTTGTGACAGGGCGGCAACCTGTGAAGGCGTGGCGACCACGGCTGTTTGGCCAGCCGGAATCGTGAGCGTGAGCCAGGCTGCGCCTCCGACGTAGATCGTGAACCTGATCCCCGAGCCGGTGGGAGCCGACTGCACGTAAGCCTTCACATCGCCGACTGTCACGGGACGGTTCAAATACAAAGGCTGAGCCGCGTTAGACTCGATCCCCAGCGTGCCCTGCATCTGGAAAACCAGGCCGGCGACCTTCGAAAGTCCCTCAGCGCCGAAAACCCAGTCCTCGCGGATCGGCGCATCGCCGTCGGGCGATTCGTTGCCGTTCACGTCCACGGTGAACCCCACGATCACGAGCGTCTCGTCCACGAAATTGTTCGTGGGCATGTTGATCGTCGTCACCGCCAGCGGGTTGCCGTTGTCCAGCGACGTCGTGTCGCAGGAGTAGGGCCAAGTCGGTTCCTTGATGATCCACACGTCGCCGGGATTGATGACCATGGGGAGGTCCCACGTGAGAGTGGTCGCTGTATTCGCGACGATCTTCACCGGCGTCGTCCCGCGTGAGACTCCCTGAATCACCCGGATCAGGTTGCCGACCTCTGCGCCGGGCGTCATGCCGTTGGGATAGACGTTGTTCTGGCAGCCGGAATCGGTAACGGAGGTCGGATTCGTGGTGTTTGAGGCATCGGCAGTAAACCGCAGAACGAGCAGTCGCCTTCCTGGACGATGCCGTTCGGGTCTGGAGTCACGCCGAGGGTGCCGGTGGTCTGGTCCCACGAGGTGACCTTCGCACTGAAATACGGCGTGTCGCCCTCCGGCCTGCCGATGATGGAGATGATGCGGCCCACGGGCGTCCAGGATGGATTCGTGGAGGCCGGCGCGTCCTGAAGATAGCCGGTGACGAGCGTGCCGGCGGATACGCTATCGATCGAGCCGCCGATTACGCCGCCATGGATCTCGTGTTTGGCCTTGATCCGGACCTTGCTGACATACGGAGACGGCAACGCCCATGTCGAGCGCAACACTGGCCCGCCGAACGCGATCGATCCGGGCGTGTACGTGTTGCTCGGACCGGCGGTCAGCGTTCCAGTCGCCTGCGCGCAAATCAAGTCGTCCTGCGTGGCCACGAACGACACGTAGGAAACGAGGCCCGCGACTGCCGGCCAGGTGATGTCTTCCAAGGTGAACGTGTCCGTTCCAGATGCCGAGGTCCCTATGATGGTGATATTAGACGGAGCCGAAGGAAGCCCGTTCGAGTCGGTTGCGCAGATGGCCACGCGCAATGTTACGTTGGCCGGTAACGACCCACCCGTCGTGGACTGCGAGATCGATCTGATCCCCGGCGCACCTCCCCCGTGGCGCTGAACTCGTTGACTGGCAGCTTCCCGGTAACCAGGAGGTTTGCAAGCATGCTGCCGTCGGCCAACTGCGCATAGGACTGATTGGTATCGAACGTCCACTCGCCCGGAAAGAGCGCGTCATTGGCCGCAGCTTGCACCTGGTACGGCGCCCACGCAGGACCGAGCGGCATCGGATAGAACAGCGGCGGCAGAGGCGCGGGCACCACGTCCATCGGTTTCGGCCCGACGTCCAGGTCGTACATGGAATCCGTGACCGTCTGCCCCTCGATATCTGCACGTTCAGGTTGCCATCGACCTTGAAGCCTTGTGGTGTGTAGCCATCAACCATGGGCGCCACCACGTAGCGGTAGCCGTCGGCGTTGGTAACCACGTACATCCCGGTGAATCCGCCGATGGGGCCGGCACCGAGAATGCCGAGGGAGTCGGCATAGTCGGATTCATCGCGGTACGCCACCATCAGAGCGTTGGCGACGAAAGCAAACAGCGGATTGCCGTCGCTATTGCACCAGATTTCCGGCAGAGCCAGGCCCCAGATCGTATCGGAAAGGATGGAAGTGGCGGTTACAGTGTTGCGGCCGAAGCCGAGGAAGCCGGTGGAGTTGTCCTTGATGACGACGCCTTGCGGATCGGCCTGATGCCCGCCGAAGTATGGAGCCATGCCGTGCACCTGGCATCCGTTCTTCGATTCGAGGTAGTAATCGCAACTCGTGGGATCGCCACCTGCGGCGGTTACTGCTGCGGCGCTTCTGCCTCTTGACGCCCAGGCAATTCACGCCATCGTTGTAGGTCTTCCAGCACTGGCGGCTGAGTTGCCGCTCCGGGTACTGGTTCATGATCTGGAAGAAGCCGTCGGAACACGTCACGGGGAAAATCGGCGTCCCGTCGCTCGTGAAGTTCTGAATGACGCCCTTCCAGAGCTGCAACAGAATCCCCGAGTTCACATGGAAAAGGCAGAGGTCGATCTCGGCGTACTTCAGGTCCGTGTCGTTGGCAACCTGCGTCATCACGCGGTCGCCGTTGCCGAAGGTGAAGCGAACGTTGTCCGACGTGCCTTTGATGTCCTGGGAAATCAGGACGTCAGAGCCGGGCTCGCCGATGCCGATCAAGCGCGGGAGGTAGAGTTGCCCGCCGACGGTGACGCGCCGGTCTGATAGATAGATGTCCGCGACCGCGGATTCGCGCACGCGGATGTGGACGAGCGGAATGATCTGCTGGACTTCAGAGAGCAGGGCGGTGGACAGCGCGCTCGAGGGGAACCGCAGGCAGGTGGAAGTGATCGCGTAGGTGGGCGCTTGCGTCGGATCGACTACTTCGACGAGGTTCAATCCCACCTGTGCAGCGTTGCGGAGGTACTCGAATGAGATCGGCGGCTGCTCAAAGGTCACGAGCACGCCGGTGGTCGTTCCATCCGGGTTGGGGACGTTGTAGGTGAACGCCTTCCATGGCCCCTGCATCGACTCCCAGAAGGCCTTGAGCTGGCGGCCTTCCGCCCAGTTGAGATTCGGCCGCTTGAACTGAAACTTGCGCGGGCCGATGCCGATGTAATACCGCTGCTCCTGCTTGGCGTCGAGGCTGCCGAAACGATGCACGATCACCGGGCGCTCGACGGAGAAGCCGAACGGGTACTGCGTGGCGAGCGGGAATGTCTGGCCGGAGTTGATCACCGTGGGGACGGTGATGCGGCCGATGGTATCGGACATATTGAGTATCAGCCTGGGGTGATGGGGGTTGGGGGCCATACACTACCAGACATTCAGCACGCTTTCTGATGCAGAGAACGTGCCGTTTGAAAGGCAGCCTATTCTATGATGACGATGATGAAGTAACCGAATGACTTGCAGGATTTGGAGTTGGAGCGGTCTTTGAGGCACCTGCTGGACTTTCGATCGCCGTTTCAGTTGGAGGCTCTGATGTAGTTTCAGCAGGACTCTTACTGTCACCAGTAATCTCCCTAAGTCGCCGCGATATCTGTTCCGCTAGGACCTTGAAATCCTCACATTCACGATCGGTGGAAGCCTCGACCATGCCCTCTTCAATATCTCGCACCAGGGTCAGTAGGGCAATTTTGCGCTGCGAGGCTCGATTTGCCCGAGCTTCCGGCTTGAACCTGTCGTCGGTAATTGATGCACCAATGACAAGCAAACCCAATGCCCCAACGACAGAAGGCCGTTGAAGATCCTTCTGTCCCAACGAAGCGGCCAATACGCCACCAACGACATACCTACTGAAACGCAATGATGAAGCGAGCAACGAACTCCAGCGATAGTCCCATGATGCCAGTCGCAATGCACGTTTCGCCTCGCTAAACCGCCTGTCAAAGAGCATTCTTCGTCGCTTAGCCGGGTCGTTTTCCTGGGCGATTCTTGCCTCCCAGGCGTAGCGCATTACCCAAATCGTTTTAATTTCCTCAACAACTGGGGAGAGGTCGACGCCCTGCAACTTGTCGAGTATCACGGAGATCAGTGCCATTGATGCCAACGCAATCACGCCGAGCGCAACCACCCCAATCATTACCCAATCAATCCGGCGCATCGGAGCAGCTGTTTGTGGTTGCGGCGGCGGTTGAGATGGGGCCTGCTGTTTCGGCAATTCGCGGTTCTTGTAGTCCGCGAAGAAATTGAGACCAGATATAGGCTTTCCGTCATATTCCACATATGGCCCAATAAGGAGCCCAATCGGAGGCCCTTGTTGTGGTGGAGTTAGCACCACGTTTTGCTCGGACCAAAGCTCGACAACGTTTTCATCGAGGCGACCAAAAAACTGCTCACGAGATTTCGGATCGTCGGCATGCAGCGCACTGATCAGGTCAACAGGCACCCAACCCGTATCCCTAACAAAGACGCTCGCCCAACAGTAGTGATTCAGCACTGAACCTTCTCTTCGAGTCGAAGGAAGCCTAAAACCGCTCCCAAGGTACGCTGGGATCTCCGCGGCGCGGCTTAGCATCACGAATCGCACCACCTGATCACAGTCAAATCCGTCTCGATTGTCAGCCTTAGAGTCTCGTGAATTCTTAAGCGTGTACTCGAAAATTGCGCGTGCCTTCCGAAGTTCGGTATCAATGCCCTTTGTAATCGCCGGGGTAGCATTTCTTATCGAGTCATTCGGGCTTTGGGGACTCAAAAAGAGCCTTACATAATCGTAGGGTGCGTTAGAGCCGCTCGTCGCACGTGCGGCTCTAGTTGCCTGAAAAGCCAGACTCAGCGCAACCCTGTCGCTGTTGGGATGGAATTTCAAATGCAAGAGACTTGGTTCGCGTTGACTCGACGAATACACCGAATGGTAAGGATAATCGCTCTTGACCGTAGAGTTCGAGATGGCTTGGTAGCTGTCATTATGTGCAAGTGGTATCCATACCTCCACCTGTTTCGTGCTTTTTGGGATGTCGGAAAGGATCAGTCTGAGAGTTACGTCTGTGGCCCTACGAGGTTCGACATCTGCCGCAAATGAGAGAATGAGCGGGCACAGGATCCCGGCGGTACAGGCCCAAAAGATTCGAACCGCACGCGGCATTTTAACGGTCTCCCGATGGCTGGGCGCAATAGTTTGGTCAGTATACCATGATCACATACCCGCTATGGCTTTTAGGCTATGCTGAATGCCCGCCCAGTCACGCAACTTCGACCAATTCCAGCGCTGGCAGGTTGGATCTCGCGATGTCCGTGGCTTGGGCCCAATTCCCACGGAACACCACCGTCACGCGCCCTTGCGTGTTGTTCCCGCTGGGATCGTAATTGCTGCCGATCTGCTGACCGGACGTCACTTCGAACGGATTGTAGAAGGCGAAAGGCGTCAAGCCGCCATTCTGGGAAACCCAGAAGCTGTACAGCGCGGAGAGCACGGAAGCGCTCAATCGTTTGCTGAGCCGGAACGTGCGACGCGAAGTCTGCGCGAGCTGCGACCGCTGGATCGTCCCGTCGTGATACTGGTTCTGGAGTTGAGCGTACTCGCGCAGCTCCGTGAGCGCGGTACAGAGAGAGACCGGCATCACGCCGTTGGGTGCGGATTGTACGAGATTGCCAGGCATTCTGGATCACGCCACTGTCAGTCCGGGTAGCTGCATGTTGGCCGACTGCTGCGTGCGCCCGTAGCTCGAATATTGCGCCGCCATCGCCTGGTCGGTCACGAACTGGGGTGTGACGAACTGTCCGGTCATGAAGTTCGCCGCGTCGGCGCCGCTGATGTTCAGCGAGAGGTATGTGGCCCCAGAGCCGCCAGTCGTGTTGGGGTTGCCCGGCGTCGGATAAATCCCGGCGGCGATGCCGCCGAAGCGGTGGACGATCACCGGGCGCTCGACGGAGAAGCCGAACGGGTACTGCGTGGTGAGCGGGAATGTCTGGCCCGAGTTGGTCACCGTGGCGGCGATGCGGCCGATGATGTCGGACATGACTTTTTGGACCGGACCTGACGACCGCGACCCTCAACTCCGCTCGCCGATAGAGAGATATGCTTAGTGCGAGATGTTCCCGTCAGGTGACTCACAGGGCGGGACAACAGAGGAGGACCTATGATTAGCTCGCGAATCGCTTACTGCGTCACCGTCCCCTATCGTCTGTCTGTCGTCACTGTCATGGTCCTAGCAACAGCCAGTTCAGTCGTCGGGCAAGCTCAGATGTCGCTTGACCTGGAGCGGGCCAAACGCGCGGTCGAGTTCGTGCAGGGCTTCAAAGACAGCTCCTGCTGGAGGAGCCAGGCGTGTCAGAGCTGGATGCGAGAGGCCAGAGTAGCCAAAGTGTATGCAGAAGACGTCGACGGTGCCCTCGCTGAGATCTCTAAGCTGCTCAGTGAGGGCGACCAGTTCCAGAACAATATCGATAGGCTCCAGAATGATATGAAGAGACTCGGTGATGCGAAGCTTACGGCCGAGGCTGAGGTCAACTCGCTGACAGGCCGCGCCCTCGATACGGCGGTCTCTGTGCTCCGCGATCATCATCTTGGCCTCGATGCCAACAGCGCAGCGGACATCCTGAGCAATCAGGCCGGGAAGGGGAAGGTTGCATTTGCAGTCGGCGGGCACCAGATTGTTGTGACAGTCTTCGGTGTTTTCAGCTACCCTCTCGAAGTCGATCTGACCCACGGTGAGAAACCATTCGATCTCATTTTCCACCCATACATATTTCCGGCTCTGGGAAAGGCGGTCGAGGCCGACGCCGCGAGCGAAAAGCTCTCAGTTCAGCCGCGTCTTGCGATCACTGCCGATGGCGTAGACATGCACGCGTCTGACTGCACTTCCGAGGCCATCCCAACGACAAAACCGCTCGATCTTGGTGGGGGGGACGTAGGGTGGCACTGGTGCTTGAAACAGCGATTCTGGTCATGGCTGAGAGATCCTGAGGGAGAGGCTAACGCAAAAGTTGCGCTGAAAGTCTTCTCGTCCGCCGGAAGCCGGGACGTTGAGCCCGGGCTTCCGTTTAAGGTGAAAGGCCGGCCTTGGTGGTGGCTGCTGAGTTGGTTTTGGGAGAACGTACTCCTGAAACCGCAGGTATGGTCTGCGCTTATAGTTGGTGCCGTGATCGCGCGGCAGCGAGGTCCCAAGAGTGCTCTGGATTGGGCTTGGGGCGTCATCCAGCGCATGGCTAGCGGTTCGCCAGCGAAGGGCGAATAGAGCCCCACAGTTAAGCCACCTCCACGATTTCCAGCCCCTGCACGTTCGTCCGCGCGATGTCCATGGCCTGCGCCCAGTTGCCACGAAACACCACCGTCACGCGCCCCTGAGTGTTGTTGCCAGTGGGATCGTAGTTGCTGCCGATCTGCTGGCCGGCCGCGACATCGAACGGGTTATAGAACGCGAACGGCGTCAATCCGCCGTTTTGGGAGACCCAGAAGTTGTACAGCGCTAAGAGTGTCGATGCGTTGAGGCGCTTGCTGAAGCGGAACGTGCGGCGCGAGGTTTGAGCAAGCTGCGACCGCTGGATCGTGCCGTCGTGGTACTGGTTCTGGAGTTGAGCATACTCGCGCAGCTCCGTGAAAGCGGTGCACAGCGAGGCTGGCATCACACCGTTGGGTTCGCTTTGAACGAGATTGCCCGGCATCTTGAATCACGCTACCGTCAATCCAGGTAGCTGCATGTTGGCCGACTGCTGCGTCCGCCCGTAGCTCGAATACTGCGCCGCCATCGCCTGGTCCGTCACGAACTGCGGCGTGACGAATTGTCCGGTCATGAAGTTCGCCGCATCGGAGCCGCTGATGTTCAGCGACATGTACGTCGCGCCCGTGCCACCTCCCGTGTTCGGGTTCCCCGGTGTGGGATAGGTCCCGGCCGCGATCCCGCCGAGCGTCGAGATGTTCGAAGCGTACACGTGCGCCTGGCCATCCTGGTAGCTGGCTTGTTGGTAAAGCTTACCGCCCTGCTCCACAAGACTCCCGGCGTAAGGCGTGGTGGCCGACAGTGGCATCTTCTGTCCTGTGGCTTCCGAGTACAGCATCACAAGTTGACGCACGCTCGGGGATCGCACGGCCACCGCGATATCGCCGCCGAACTGGGACTGCGCGATCTGCACCACCTGTTTGATGGTGCCACTGTTCTGCGGGATGTCCACGCCGTAGATGCTCTTGATGTCGTCGTGCGCCTTCCTCTGCGGTGATTCAATGCCGAGCAACTTCTCGACCGTTCCGGCAGTGAAGCCCGCCGCCGCTCCAATCGCGGCCCCCCATGGACCGCCGATCTGCTCGCCGATCAATGCGCCACCGGCGGTATCTTCAAGAGCGCCTGTCCACGTGCCGCGCTGTGATCCGAACAGCCCACTGGTCGCGAGCATCATGCCGGCGGCTCCGGCGGCGGGAGACTTCGCTACGCCCTGGACGCCACCCCAGAAGTTGCTATCAGAGGCGTTCCAGGCGTCCTGGTTCCAGAACGTGCCTTTCAGGTTGGAGAGCGACTTCGAGAAGCCGCCCTTACTGAACATCCCGTAGAGACCGGATGTGCCGCCCTTGGAGCCGGAGCCCAGAATCGTAGCAAGCGGCGCGAGCATCTTCTTGCGCCGATCGGCCTCTTCCTTCTCGGCGTACTTTTCAAACTCCTCCCACGCATTCTTCGATAGAACGGCAGCCTGCTCGTCCGCCGACTTGCGGATCGCGGCGATCTCCGATTCCGACGCCTTCACCTTCTCGGCCTGTTTCAGAAGCTGATCGCGCTGATAGTAGATCTTGCCGATCGCATCCAGTTCGGCTTCATCGCCCTTCTTCTCGAACTCGGTTGCCTGGCGACGGAAATCCTTGAGCTGCTCCGCGCCTTTTGCGACCGCATCCAGTGCCGCCTTGCGGCGGGCTTCGGTAGCTTCGGCAGTCCGGAGTTGTTGACCCAGATCCTGCGCTTGCGCTCTCGTCAACGGCTTGTCCGGTTCCAACAGTTGCTTCTGGAGCCGCTCAACGTCCTTCTTGGCGTCGGCGTATGCCTCTCCATACCATCGTGCGTACCGAAGAACCTGGCGCGAAGCCGATCCCTTTCATCCTTGCCCTCGCGCAGGTCCGTCCGCTTGGTGACTGCCTCGGCATCCTCCAGCATCTTCTGCAACCGCTGGATCTGGCCTTGGATATCGCTCGCGCGCTTGGAGCGATCCTCCTCGTCGCGCGTGGGAGCGATCGCTAGTCGAAGCTGTCGAGCGCGGTGTTGGCCCTGCCGACCGATTCGAGTACCGGCGTTTCCTCGGCTTCGAGGATTACGCGCTCTGCTTGGTCTGCCATTTCAAGCTGCCTTGAGCATCTCGAAGGGACGCGACTGGAATGCGGCGAGCACCGCCTGTCGGTCGCGCGGCGACAAACCCCACTGCGCCTCGCGCCGGTTGTTGAACGCCGCGATCTGCGAGGCCGTCATTCGCCGGCCAGGAAGAGCTTTATCGAGAAACCCAATCGCCGCGCGGTTCTCATTTGCGGTCAGGACCTTGAGGCAGCGCAGGGTATGGCCGCGCCACGTCCAGTCGCGAATGGGATTGAGACCTCGCGCCACCTTGTAATCCGGGTAGCCGCGACGGCACGGCAGTCCGACCTTCAGAGGCGCCGCCGCTTGGTCTTAGATGTTCTGGCCGCGCTGGATACGTGCCCGGATCGAATCCGCCAGGACTGGCGCGAAGCCCTGCATCTCAGTCGCGGTGTATGGGGAATAAACGAACCGAGCGCTTTTGATGAACGTTTGAAACTTCAGCACAGTTGTCTTCGGCAGGACAGCCTGCGGAGCACGCGGTCGGAGGATCGAATGGGCGTAGGTCTTTGTCTATCCAATACTATGAGGCTTCAGCGTAGCAATCTGCCTGAGACCCAACCCTGGTCTCTTTGCTAACGCCCTAACAACGAAAGTAGCTTCATGCTCCCAGAGCATCTTTGATTTTCGTATACGACGAATGCTGTCTGAGTGCGCTCAAGTCGGGATCGTGCAGCACAAGGTCACGCGAAACGCCATGCTCCACAGCCCGCATGCAGTATTCATATGCCTGACTTATGTCGCCGAGTTTCGAATATGCGCACGCAATGTTGAAGAACGGATTCGGGTGTGCGGAGTGCGAGGTAGAGAACTGCCATTCCGATATTGCCTGTCCATAGCGACCGAGGAAGAAGTGGCAAGTGCCAATGAAGAGACCTGAAGCGGCCAGATATTCTGGCTCGTACTCGCCAGTGAAATATCGCTTGTTCTCGGCCACGGCGAAACTCGTGAAGGTGAGAGTCGTTCCAAAATTCACGGCGAGAACGCGTTTGTGTTCGTCACTATAACTGACCACGAAGTAACCAGTGTTGCCGCACCAAGTCTCAAATGAAGGACTTGTTTGAACGGCCGTTGACAACATCGTGACGGCACCCTCAATGTCGTGGAGGGCTTCGCTGTTCAGAATCTCGTTATCAAAAATCGCGACAATCCAGTATGCGTTCCTCATTGGGCTACGAACCACAGAGGTAATCGCAAAGAACGTCCGGGAATGTTTCAATCTGTTGTGCGCAGCCGCGAGGTCTTCGTAAACGTGCCGATATAGGTTTGGCGAACCCGACAGCGGTTCAGGAGTTGGCAGCGTCAAACCGACGACCACAAAGTCAGTGCCCAACTCTGAGACCGTGCTACCGACCTGAGTCCGCGAGTCGAAAAGAACAGATACTGGATTCTCCTCCTCGGGTTTCTGGAGCGGTTGGTCCGCACCAGCATCACCGGTGCCCTGGGCTGTGGGAGGAGCGGTCGATACTTGCTCCCCCGCCCTTGCAGACAGGGACTTTTGTTCCCTTGGACTAGTGTGCAACTCGACGATCCTCAGCAGGCTGTCGAAAAAACCGTGATCGCCAGGTGCTTCCTGGCGTCGCTCCTCAATTTCAGCCGCGCTCCTGCTAACGAAATGACACTTACTGGCACCCCAATGGTGATCATGCTGGAAAATGTAAATCTTGTCTGATGGGACATGATGCACGGTTCGGACGTCCCTGGGCGCGATCTCGTAAAACACGGTAAGTCCAAATACTACGGTTGTGAAGAGTGTATCGAAAACAGATGTCTCAAGGACCAAATCGATTGGTTGGGCTCTCCCCCCGCTTAGATCCGACCCCACCGCAGCTAAGTCAGCTGTGTTGTCAGCGGCCAACTGAACCCTCGGTGCCCATGGAACGATCGCTAAGCGCTGTGAATACATCGACACATGATAGATGTGCGCCTTGATATCGCAGAGCCGAATTGCGCCTTCCGACAAATTATGAACTAAAAGCGATATCTTCAGCTCAAATTCAGCCTCGGTACCGACCAATCTCGAAGGCGGGCCCTTGCGTGGGTCTCCCAACGAGATAATCGTTCTCTCTGGAATCGGGATGGGGCGCTTCTCGTTAGGAGTTGCCGTGATGTTCAACGTCTGCAACAAGACCGTTCCCTGGGCGTTCGAAAGAGAAGTGGCGACCGACGGCGCGAATGCTGACTTCCCGAGGTTGTCGATCGGTGAATCTATCGGGGGGTCGAAGATTGACAGTTCATCGGACATAGCAAATTGCGTTCGTCACGCGACACTTAAGCCGACCGGAGGAAGCTGGGGCAAAGACAGCTTTGTGGGCAAGTCTCCCAGATCGCGATGTTCTCTACACATCGTCTCGTTCCTGCGATGTCATTGGAAGATCTCGCAGGAGATTCATGCGAGGCTTTTCCAGTTTTACCGATGATTCGAGGGGCGCATCTTGCGGTAGATGTGAATTTCCCTCATTATCGATAGCTTCCACTATGGCTGAGACGATAGAAGGAATGCCAGATGTAGAGCGGATCGCAACTTTATCAGCAAGGGAGGGAGCAAGCTTGATGAGATCCCCACGTTCTATTTGATGCCAAATAGGCAGGATGACCTTTCGGTCCAGGTCTCTCTGGACCAGCCCATCCAGCTCGTATTGGGTCCAGCTCTTGGAAAAGAAGCTTCTGCTTAACACCACAACCCCGAATCTGGAACGAGCGAGACCACGATCAATCGACCGCCGCAGGCTGTCTCCCGCTTTGAGTTCAAAATCGTCGTACCAGATTCTGAGGCCCGCCGCACGAAGAGCTTGGGCGAGCGAACCAACGAACGCTTTGTCTTCATGCGCATGACAGATGAACGCGTCCCAGTCCACAGCCCGGATACTACCAGATGTGCAGGAATGACGCAACGGAAGGTACGCCACGACAGGTAAGCCAAGGCACGCGATGTGTGTGCTGCGGTGGGTGAACTCGCTCGGACCGAGAGCCCAAGTCGAAGTTATTCGGCACTTCATAATTCGCCGCTATCGGGACCTCTGTATGCTGCTGCGCCCGGTCGTAATCTGCTCCTGGCGCTCACCTTCGATGAGTTCCAACACGCGGAACTCCTGCTCCGTGATATCCGCGAGCGTGATCGTCAGCCCGATGCTCTTTGCGTTCAGAATGCGGAAGATCGTCGAACAAGAGCGTCGTTCGGCGTGTCCATTGCTTCTTCGAGCCGATCCTTCGGACAGGCAGGCCCATGGCTGACGTCGAGGGCCTTCCAGTCCGCACGACATGCGGGGCAGCGATCCAACTCCGTCTGCGCCGAATATCCGCAACTGCGGCAGCGGAAGACGCGGTCGGGACACTCTTCTTCAGGCCCACAGAGCGTCACCTGGTGCAGTACTGACCGGCTCAGGAAGCGAACGCCCGGCTCGTCCGGCCAGTCGTCGGGCGTGGCTATTCCGGGTCTTCGTCGGCCTCGATTTCGAGTTGCGCGATCGCCTCGGACACCGTCGCTGACTTGTGCACGATCGGCACCGCGCCCGCGTAACCGTCGTGCGAGATATGGAGCTTGTCGTAAACCGCACCGCTCGGCTCCAGGAACGCGCGCGTTTCTATCGAACGACGCGCTGCGACCACGCTGGTCGAAGCCCGTTCGTGGTCCCGCATTTCCTTGGCGGTTGGCATGCGTAGGACGTGAACGACGCGGGCGCCAGGAACCTTCATCTCGATCCGGTAGTTGATCCCCTCGCGTTCGACGCTGGCCACCGCGCACCGCTCGATTCGCCCGATCACCATGCCGACCTCGGCGTCGTCGAACTCCGGGCCATCTTTGTCGGAGCGAATCTTCGCGAACAGTTCCGCGTTGATCTTCGGCAGGTCCACGTCCTCGCTCTGCGACTTGCCGCGTCCAAGAAAATGGCGGACGGTGCGCTGCGCACGCGCCCAGGCACACCACTCCTCGTCCGAAGGGAACCGCATCTCGCAGCTTTTCTGGCCGCCTGAAAGTATCGGCACCACAAACGGCTTCGACGCATCGAAGCCCGCTTTCTTTTCGGTTTCCATTCACACCTCCTATTGGCAGATACCCGTTTGCGGCGTGATGATCGTCATGGTCACCAGCCCGTTAGTGGGGTCGAAGAGTTGCACGCCGGTGATCTGGAGCGTCACGATGCCATCCGTGTTGCTGAGTTCCGCGACGTTGAAACCCATCTTCTGGATGAGCATCGTGAAGGAATTGTTGGTGTCGCGAGTCACGGTGAACGTGGCGGTCCCGGTGGTCAGATTGATCAGGTTCGAGTACTCGGCCGATCCTGCCTCGACGCGCACCACGAACTGCACTGCAAAGACGCGGTCGCCCCACTCGAAACGTCCCTGGATCTGGTAGCCATCCTGCGCCCCCGAACCAGGAAAAAATCCGGGCCGGAAGCTGTTCTCCCAGGACGCTTCCATGGACACGAAGTCCTTGGCGCTGCTGCCGGAGAGGTAGTTGATGCCGTTGAAGGTCAGCGCGCTGATCATTTCGGCATTGAACTCGTGCGGTGAATAAACGGCGGGCAGCGTGATTCCGCTGGGCGAGGTGTACTGTCCGGTAGTCACGCATTCCGCCGCGATCATCGCGCTGGCGCGGCCCGGCGAGTTCTTAATCGACAGCTTCCAACCTTTGACTGCGCAGCCCACCAGCATTTCGTCCAGCACCGCTGAACCACCAGGCCGGATCTGCTGCACGAACGAGAGTAGGGCAACTCGAGGCCGGTCGGATTCGTTGCTCCCAGAGCCGGAATGATGGTGTACGTGTACGGACCGCTGCCGCTCACGTCGACGTTGCCGAGAACGAAGGACATCGTCCATCAGGATAGTTTTCTCGGCGCCTCACTGCTTGATGGATCAGCATCGCAACGCTCGCGGCTGGCGATCGCTTCGATTCAGCTGATGTCGCCACGTGTTCGCCTCCCACGCTTAACGTTGCGCAACCCGTTCACTATTGCCTTGCCTTTCCGGCGGACAAGAGCGATGAATCGTCAGGCGCAAACGAAGCGCAGAAAAGGATACGAGAACCAACATGACCAACGCTGAAGCCAACACAGCCGCCACTGTTGCGGCACAGGGCGCGCACGTCGCGCCGGAGAAGACCCACTCGAAGAAGGGCGCGAGCCAAAAGAAGGGCGCGCCCACGGGCCAGAAAGCCGCCAAGGGTGCGAAAGCCAAGGCCGGACTGAAGAGGCAAGCCAAAGCCGCCAAACCCGCTAGGGCCAAGCAGGCCTCCGCCCCACGCCCGGAAAGCAAGGGCGCGAAGATCCTGGCCCTGATCCGGCGGCCCAAAGGTGCAACCCTCGCCGAACTCACAAAATTGACTGGCTGGCAGAATCACTCGATCCGGGGCTTCCTCTCCGGTACCGTGGGCAAGAAGATGGGGCTCACCGTCGAATCCGCCAAGCGCGAGGACGGCGAGCGCGTTTACTCGATCAAAAAGTAGCATCCCGTCCGGCCCTTCTGCCCGCCCGGCTTCGGCCGCGGCGGGCATTTCGCTTTTCAGGGGCCCATGCTATGGCCAACCTCAGACCGTCAAGATGCCCCGCGTACTGTAAATGCTCATCTGCCGCGGCTTCCTCACAATCGCGCGCGCCAGCGCGTTGACCGTTGCCGCGATTCCATCGATGCGCGAGGAACTTTTCGACCGCTCCGGCTTTGTGAACATCAGGTTATCGTTGCTCTCCTTCGTCGAGAGGCAGCTCGCGTTCCAGCGCAGCACAGGATTTCCTCCGTGGCGGAGCTTGCCAGATGCGACCAGTTCGAGCAACTTCTTGGACGGCTCGGATAGTGTGGCAACACCCTGCCGGATCTCGATGCAGTCATAGCCTTGCTCAATCATCGAGATCGAGATCTGTCGTGAGTTCCACGGGTCGAAGCAGATTTCTTGCAGGTCGAACATCTCTGACGCCCACACCAGCCGTGCCGTGATGTCACGGTAGTCGATCACGTCACCAGGTGAAAGCTCGACGAATCCCTGATCGGCCCATCGCTGGTACGGCATACCGTCGCGCCGTTCCCGCTGGCGCACGGCCTGTTCCGGCATCCAGAAGAACGCCAGCACGTCGAAGCCGGTGTCATCACAGGGGAACACGAGCGCTACAGCGGAAAGGTCTGTCGTCATCGAGAGGTCTACGCCGGCCCAGCAGCGCCGGTCCTTGAAGCGTGCCATCAAGGCGTGAGGCAAGGGTCGCACCTTGTCCTCGGTTGATTTTGCGAGCATGCCGGCAGCATGCCAGTCACCAGCGGAAGCGTCCCATTTGACCATGTCGATCGCGCGACTTTCTTTCTGATCCCACATGTTGAGGTAATAGCGCTTGAAGGATGTGAGATCGCCTTCGGCTTCATGCGAGACAAATTTCTCCCTGATCTTTTCGATATCGAGGAAGCCGCCGTTTTGCTTGAGCGAAGGGTTGGCCTTGATCCAGGTCTTCGGGTCGGCGGGGTCATCTTCTTTGGCAGCACCGTAAATGCGGCCGTAGAATTTCGCATCCGAAACAATGCCCTCTTCGATCTTGCGGGCCTTTTCGTGCAGCCGCCATGCCAGTGGGGATTCGTTCTGTACGCCGGCCGTGGTGATTGCGATCGTGAGCGTCTGCCGGCGCGTGATGCCGCCGTTTGAGAGAACGTCCCAGTTGTCGAGCTGCTTTCGTGTTTTCCAACGATGGATCTCGTCCGCGATCACGACGGCGGGATTCACTCCGTCCCCGAAATCTCCATCGGCTGCGACTGCGGCGTAGAACGATTCGGGGTCCGAGCGCTTGATAATGCGATGCGTGCCGCGAAGCACGCGGAGTCTCTTGGAAAGGACTGGCGATTGGTCGACCATTTTGCATGCCGCACGGAACACGTTCAGCGCCTGGCGCGTGGCTGCGGCAGCGCCGTAGACCTGGCACCCGGGTGTATTGGTGGTCAGAAGAACGAACAAAGCCAGGCCTGCGGCCATCTCCGACTTCCCGGCTTTCTTCGGAACTTCTAAATACGCCATCTCGATAATGCGGTTTCCGGCTTCGTCTATCTGGCCGAAGATGGCACTGAGCGCTTCCTCTTGCCACGGAACCAGCAAGAACGGCTTTCCGTACCACTCGTCCGCGGTGTGCTTGAGAATGTGCTCAAAGAAATTGCACGCGGCATCGGCTTGAGCCTGGGAGTAGGGCACATCTATTCGCCGCGCACGGCCAATTGTTCGGTGGATTCGGCGTCTTCACTCGCCGACCGCCGTTCGAGCTTCACCTGCTCAAAGGTCTTCTGGGAGCCGTGGAGTATCGCTGCGCGGCCCGTGAAATTCTGCCAGCGAGTCACGATCACGTCAACGAATCGTGGTTCGATCTCGACGCAGTAACAGTTCCTGCCGAGCGTCTCGCTAGCCATCAGGGTCGTGCCCGACCCGCCGAACGGCTCGTACACTGCGCCGTCATGATTTTTAATCGGTCGCTCCATGAGCGCGATGGGTTTTTGCGTTGGATGGTCGAACTTCTCCTCCTTCGATCCGCTCGATATCTGCTTCGGGCTGGCCGCTTCCCAGATAGTCGTCTGATCCTTCGTCCCGATCCATTTGGCCGTCTGCCCTTTGCGTACTGCGTACCAACAGGGCTCATGCTTCCAGTGGTAAGCCTGCCGAGAAATCGCGGCCACGGTTTTTTCCCAGATTATTTGCTGGCGAAGTTCGAAACCGATCGACTGCAGTCCCTGGGCCACCTCGATCATGTGCGACGTTGCGTGCCAGACGTAAGCGATCGCAAGGCTGGGGACCAGCGCAAACGCCGGAGACCAGTCCGCGATCGTATCTCCCGAGATGGACGTGGTCGTGTGGCCCTCAATCCGTTCTTTCATGTAGCTGGGCTCAGCGGGTCCGCGGCCGTTCAGCCCCGCCCGATCGCGCCATTCCATGTCGAGTTCCACACCGTAGGGCGGATCGGTGATCAGTAGCGTGGGCTTACCCCCATCGAGCACGCGGGCAACGCCGGCTTGGTCCAAGCAACTTCCACATAGCAAGCGATGCGGCCCCAACAACCACAGGTCGCCCAGCACTGACACGGGATTGTCGGGAACAAGCGG